CTTGAGTTCTTTTCTATGATTTGACGCTATTTATATAAAAGCGCTTTTTAAAATGAATAAAGAATTTAATAGAATGTTGAAACTTGCCGGTCTTATGACTGAAGGCTTGTATACTTCTGACGAGAAGGCTCCTATGGAAGGTATGCCTTCACAGAAGATGACTAAAAAAGAGTTGAAAGCTAAGATCAAAGAAATGATGGCTCCTTTGCCTGATGAGGATATTGATGATAATTATGATGACAATATAGATGTTTATGATGATCAATACCCTGATATGGCTGAGAGTACTATTGGTCAAGAAGCTGAAGAGGAGATGGGTAGCATGGATGAGTACGATACTCAGGGTTTGACTAATGCTGCTAGTGTTGTTGATCATTACTTAAAGACAGCATATGATGCTGGGTCTGCAGGTATGGGATTTGATGATAGCCTCGCTTATGAGATGATGGATCACCTAAAGCAATTCTCTGGTGAGATGGGTAGTATGGAAGAGAATGCTTCAGATATCCCTAGTTCTGTTTCTAAATCATCCGTTGAACTTCTAGTTGCAGCTGCGAAGAGAGTAGTCGGTGCATTGAGAGATAGTGGATTTGAACAGGAGGATATCTATGATTATATTATGGATAGGATTAAAACCTTATCTGTTGATGAAGCTCTTTTTGAAGCTAAGAAGGATGAAGAGGAATCTGATACAGAGGATGTGATTGTCGCGGAACCTGGTGAAGGAGAAGTTCCTGCTGAAGATGTAGCAGTTGACGTAGCGGATACTAACACCCAAGTCGATGTTAATATGGATGGTGTACCTGATGTTGATACCGGTTCAGCAGAATCTAAGAAAGCATTCACTAGTTTAGTTGATACTTACAATTCTGCAAAAGAGTTGGGAGATCCTAAATTGACTCAAATGATTGCTAATGCTTTGACTTACTACAATAAGAATATTATTCTTAAGTCAGGTCAACCACAAGCTTAATTAAATTAAATATATTTGGAAAGGATGCCTTACGGTGTCCTTTTCCTATTTATAATATATATGGATCCTAGATTAGTATTTGGTTTGTTTCAAGACCCTGAAGATAAATCAGAGGAGAAAGTGAAAGAGATCATTGATTTCTCAGAGCATCCCTATGTTTTAATGGGTATGTTCACCCGGATCATCTTTAGAGGAGATGTTGTTAGTAATCAGATAGTGAAGTTTTTTGCAGAGATAAATAAAGAGATGGACGTGGAAAACTTGCAAATACTAAATAAAAATATGATCTTTAGTAGAGCTTATTCATATCTTAGTAGATTAGATCTAAACAATTCATTCCATATTGAGACCCTCTTAGATAAAGCAAGTGATCCATTTCTACAAGCTTGCGACCTGTCGATTGAGCATTTCACAGAGTCAGAAGAATATGAAAAATGTTCCTTGATAAAAAAGTTTAAAGATTTTATAGAGTTTTCTCAAAATAAGTTGCCCTTGTAGTTTTCTGTTCGTATTATCTATACATGGGGTTTGAGACAAGAAGGGGAAAGGGATAAGTAGTTAAGTATATAATAATATGAGATATAGAGATCAAGTAGTAAACAAAGTAGAGGTATTAGAGAGTACCTTGAAGTCTTTAAGACAAGTCGTACAAAGACAAGAACCAATCGATAGATATTTAGAAACTATTGAAAGAGCAGAACAACAGCTCGAACAGATCAAGCAGTATGTGGAGATGGAGCCTAGAACTTCTAATGAAGTAGGTGGCTTTTCTAACGAAAGGTAATTATATTAATAGTATGAATTTAACAGCAGAACAAATCCAATCCAACTGGGAAGAATTTTTAGGGTATATTGATACTTATATCTCTTCACCACGTAGGGAGGATCTTCATAAGTTTTATGAGGACCGAACCGACAGATTTATTTTAATGCCGGCAGCTCATACTACTAAATATCATAATTGTTTTCCTGGAGGGTATATCGAACATGTTAATCGTGTTATTAAAGCCTCTTTACATTTTGCGAAGCTTTGGGAGAAGTTTGGCTGTGATATGTCTACCTTCACAATTGAAGAGTTAGTATTTTCAGCAATTAATCACGACTTAGGGAAGGTAGGTGATTCATCTCAAGATTTATATCTTCCAGGAAAAGATGAATGGAGAAAGAAGAACTTAGGAGAAGTTTACTCCTACAATAATGAAGTTGCTTTTATGACTATTCCAGATCGATCATTATTCTTATTACAGGAAGCAGGTATCAAGTATTCACTAAATGAAATGCTTGCTATCAGAACTCATGACGGTCTCTACGAAGAATCAAACAAAGCATATTTAATTTCCAGAATGCCAGAAAGTAAGTTTAGATCTGCAATTGCCTATATCTTACATCAAGCAGATTTTATGGCATCAGTTGTCGAGCTGACGATCAATCCGGTAGAACAACCAAAGTCAAAACAGTTCGCAATCTCAAAAGAGACAACTCAAAAAAATCCAACCACCCATCAGCAGGCTGCTAAAAACAAAGCCTTATCAAATATTCAAAGTGATGGATTAAAAAATGCAATGACAAACTTTTTCAACGACTAATGGTAACTTTAATCACCCTTCTCATCATCGCAGTTATCACTTTAGGATACACAACCTACAACCTACTCCGTAAAAACGAGAAGCAAGAAGACGTTCTAGCTGCCTACCTACTATACATGGATAATTTATCTAAGATTATTGAACACAGTAGTGAACGTCTCAAAAAGATCGATAGTAAAGGCACATTTGAAAGCGATGATGAGATTGGTTGGTTTTTCGAACAAATTAAGGTTATTCAAGAACGATTAAATAACTTTAAACTAACCGATGGAGGAGAAGAAAAATAAGAATTATTTCACTCATGATACTGAGCTTGCTATAATCAAATATGTTAACACAGAAGATTATGCAGAAAGAAATAAGATCTACCGAGAAGAGATACACTACGCACTCTTTAAATTAACTCAGAATTTAATACATACTTTTAAGTTCTACTACACTGAAGAAACCAATCTAGAAGATCTCCAGCATGAAGTAATCACTTTCTTATTGACTAAACTAGATCGCTTTAATCCTGCCGTTGGTGCTAAAGCCTATTCCTATTTTGGAACGGTAGCAAAGAGGTACTTAATCGCTTCTAACCAGAAGAATTATAAAAAGAGACTTGAATTACTTTCCCTTGACAATTTAAATATTGAACAAGAAGATGGTGAGTTTGTCCACGGAGACGTACTAGATATCAACGGGATTCAAACAGATTCAAAAGTATACCATCCGATAGATGAAGTTTCAGAGTTTTTAGATATATACGTTAAATATTGTACAGATAACATCTACGAACTATTCCCGAGAGATGAAGAAGCTCAGATCGCTGATGCAATCCTTGAACTATTTAGGAAGAGAGAACAGATTACAATCTTTAATAAAAAAGCTCTGTATATCTACATTAGAGAGATTATTGATGTTAAAACACCGAGGATCACTAAAGTAGCTAATGAATTAGGAGATCTATATAAGAAACAGTATGCATTCTATATAGAGAACGGTTACGCAGACTTCTAAACTGTACTACTTTCTATTTATAAAAAATAGATTACTTATGAGTTTAGATAAATTAATATTTAAAAATAAAAAATTCGCAGACCTTCTAGAAGAGATTTACGACAATCAAAAGAAGAAGGAGAAGCAGATTTCAACTCTTATCTCTGAACTACGTCCTTTAATCGAAGATACTGGAGATGCAACCTTGATCGTACCGCTCATTAAAGAGTACTTAGAGATCGGAGTTAAGAATGATGACCAACTTGTGAAGGTTGCGACAATCATTCAACGTATATTTCAGAATCAAGATTCAGCTACTGATTCATTCGGTATCTCTGATGAAGAGAGAGAACAGTTACTAAAAGAGATTAACAACATCAAAGAAGATAAGTAATGCCAAGTAGTCTAAATCTAGAACCAGTTAGGGTATTAGCAGTAATACTAGATGATAAGACATACCCAGAGCTTTTTAAAAAATATGGTGAGTGGGCTTCTATAGGAGGTATTGTATGGGAGTATGTTAAAAACCCAACAACAGATAAATCCCTATATACTAAGAATTTTGCACTACCTTTATTCCCCAACATAAAGCACATACCTGTTGAGAATGAAATAGTATTATTGGTCGTAAGCTCAGACTCAGGAGTACTTAACGATGTAACATCCTACCAGTACTACTACCTACCACCGACTAACGTATGGGCTTCGAGTCATCATAACGCAACCCCAGATCAAATATATTCGAACCCTGGAGTAAATACACTACCTAGTAGTCAAAAACAAGATTACCCGTTAGTAGGAGGAACACTAGTTAGACGAGTTAACGATGAAGGAACTGAAATTTTTAAACCAGGAGATCCCTTTGTTGAAAATAGTTATATCAGAACTCTCGCACCATACCCAGGTGATGTATTAGTGGAAGGTAGATACGGTAATAGTTTGAGATTTAGTAGCACATCTAAGTTTGGACTTAAAAACAATTGGTCTAATTACCAAGCTTTCAACGCTCCAATAACTATCTTACGTAAC